GCTTGATATTTTTCCATTTCAGCTCTATTAGTTAAAAGACTTTCATTCATATCATTTTGAAATTTTATTGCTTTATTGTAATATTCGCTTTGTGCTTCATCAACTTTTCCATATTGATCTACAACTTTTCCCATTGATACTTCAAATAAATTACTTGTCTCAACCATATCAATATAGTCGCTACTTATACCTTTTGCATAATTCCATATTTTTTTAGCACCAACAAAAATCGCACTAAAATTAACTGCTTTTCTTAAGGTATTAAACGTCTTAGCAAGATTATCTGCATCATCTTTTATATTATTATTATTACTTGCTCCTAATGTACTATTTAAGCTAGATTTTAATGAACCTAAAGAGCCAATCAATGTTTCTATTGATTTTACGGCATCATTTATTTGGACCTCTACTTTACTTTCTAATGTTCCTACTTCATAATCAGCCCTTCGTTTCACCTACTTCTTTTTATTTAACATTTCTTTTATTTGTCTATTTCGTTCTTTTATCTGTTCTTCCATTTCCAATATTTTTTCTTTTTCTAATTCTTCCTTAGTCTTTGGCTTTTTATTAAAATCTATAGGTTCTTGCATATAATTCAAAGCTTGTTGATGTTCTTTTCTTCCAAATGAGTTATATAAGCTTTTACTTATTGCATCAAAGAAATACAAGCCACTTAACCAAGAATTATAATTGTTTATTTCATTTTGAATTTTTAATTTCTCCATATACGACTTTCGGTATGCCCAGAGTAGTTCTGGCTCTTCGTTCCAAAATTCTCTCACAGACATACCGAATTGTATTGCTAATGGTAGTAGATAGTCATAAAAGAACTCTCTTAAATTTTTATATTCTTTTTGTTCCCCATCGGAAGCACTATCTACATTTCCACTATTTTGGCTTTTTTCTTTTTCTTTCCATCTGGGGATTTTATAAAAGCCGTATATTCTTTTATTAAAAATTGAGTTATTTCTTCGATTTCTCCACCTTCTGCTATATATTGTTCTAATAAGTCATTAGATTCCTCTCTTGTCATTAAAGGGTTCTTTGCAAGTAATCCAGAATAAAATAATACCTCTGTTAATGACAATATTTTTCCTGCATTTGTTACATCTAATCCTTCCATTTCTGCTCTTATAGCATCTTTTCTTGTTGGAAAACCTAAATCATATTCTTTTTCCCCTATTTCAATTTTCATAAATTTACTCATATTCTAATTCCTCCAATTTATTTTTTATTATTCACCTAATAATGCTGTTACTTCTGCTGCAGTTTTGTCCACAATAGATGTTGCTACGATATGTAATGTAGCTTCTTGTGCTGAACCTGCACTAAATTCGTTTTTCCAAGTTTGTGCTGTTCCTTGACAATATGTTCCTGTTCCATCACTAAATATAGTCAAGAACTCATGTGGTTTTCCATCGCATATTGCTTTAACCGCTTCATATTTTTCTGCTGTTCTGTTATATGTGTAATCTTGTGCTGGTGTATCAACTCTATCATCTATGTATTGTTTTACAAGACTATCTAATTCTGTAACTTCAATAGTTCCACCTTCTGCACCACTTGCTGGTACTGATTTAATGCTTATTAACTTTGCATATTTGTTATTACTTCCTTTTACATATAGTAATGTACCTTGGTCGTTAATTGCAACTTCATTTGCCCTATTAATTACCTCCTATAAATTCTTTTATTTTCATCTATTTTAGCTTCAAATCTCATTTTCCATCTATATACATCTGTATCTATGTTTGAGATTTCTCTATTAAATCGTCTATTCATTCCATAATGTTCATCAAAAACATCATTTATTAAGTTTTTAAGTTCTTTCGCAATTGTTTGCTTTGCAGTTTTGTTTTTATCCATTGCATATATTTCTATTTCATAACCTATACGAAATCTTTGATCTGTTTTATCTAAATTTTCATCGTATAAAATGTCTCTTGTTTCCTTTATGATTACTAATGGAAATTTTTTGTTTGGTGGTGTATCTTTTTTTACTTGAGGAGAATATATTGAATTTTCTTCCAAATATGTTCTTGCGTATTGGAATATCTCGTCATATATATCTGGCATTGCCCTAATAAATCACTCTCCTACTTACTTAATTCTTCTCGAGCTACTTCTGGAAGTATTTCTTCCATTCTCTTTATTGCTTCGTAGAATTTTTGCTCTGATGGAATACCCTTAGTCCATCCATAAGTGCCGTCTCCTTTAGGATAAATCCACCCTTTTTCTCCATGCTCATTTACATCATATTTCCATCCAACCTCTGCTAAAAATTCAGCCACATGAGGATTTTCACTTCCCACTATACCAGTTCCAAATTCTTTGTAAGTATCAATTTCATCTGTTGTTTGTATTCCTCCACTTACAAATTCTCCATTATTAACTATTGGTAATAATTCTACTGATTTATGGTTATCTTTCAAACCTTCTTCTGATACTATTGCAACTATACTTTCAGCAACTTGTGGTAATTGTTCTCTTTTTGTTTTTAAGAATTGCTCAAATTCTTCGATATCCTCTAAAGATAATCTCATTGAAAATTTGGTATTTAAATTTATGTTAGACATACAATCACCTACTTACCTGCAAGTCGTTCAAAATAAATAGTAATGCACTTGTTTTGATTTCTTGGAGGATAAAGTCTGTAATTTGCATTTTCTCCATATTCTTGTTCATCTTCAGGTGTTACTCCATCAAGATATGCAACATCAAATTCTTTAAATTCATTTAAATACTTGTTTTTTTCAATTATAGTTTTTTGCATTTGATTAGCTCTTTCACCAAATTCTTGAATATCTGCAGATGCATTTATTGGTTGAACATTCATCATATATTTTTGTGGTTTATCATAAATAGGCGTTTCATAACCAAAATCGTCTTCTACTGTTCCTATTTTTTTGGCAATCCAAATTTGTTTATTCCATTTTCTATACCTATTTTGGAACACCTGCCTTTGATGGTGGTAGTTCATTTAATAAATCTGCTGATAATCCTGCTCTTGACCTTGTCCATTGTAGTCCATTCTCAGAATATTGTGTATATGCTCCGTCTTCCATTAGATTATACATTTCTATCGCACATTTTGTTTGCCAACTTTTCGCTCTATCGTTAGGTAATTCCTCTATCTCTGGATTATACGGATAAACTAATCTAAGGTATTCAAATTTTGCATCTTGCAATTTTACTTGAAATATTTCATCTAATTCTGGATTTTCTGCATCCCCCAATATTTCCAATCTCATTTTCTTTAATTGTTCTTCTTCTGATATTGCCCTAGATTAGTCCTCCCATTACTTTTTATTCTTACTTTCTTTTATCTCTTCAGCTACTCCTGCTTCAATAAGTTTTTTACCTCTTTCGGTAGATACAGTTAATTCTGTACCTACCTCCATTAGTTCTCTATTTCTAGTAGTGTCAAGATATTTTTTTATTACTTTAACTTTCATCTAATCACCTACTAAACTTCTGCAACAGTAACTACTTTTTGTCCTTTTGGTGCTGTAAATGTTGTAGATAATCCTGTAATTTTTCCATGTAATCTTTCGTTTCCATAGTCTAATCCAATTTGTCCAAATAATTGATATTTTTCTCCTGCACCTGTTTTTGCTAATTCTTCTAAGAAGAAGTTACCTTTTCCTGGTACTGGTTGTTCTACTGGGCTTATAGCATCAAAGTTGAATAAGAATGCTGTTCCTGCTGGAATAAATTGACCTTGTGCAATATGAACTGTTGCTGTAGGCAATAATAAATCTCTTATTTGAATACCATATTCATTAGCTCTAAATGCTCCAACTTCTACTCCCATTTCTACTGCATTTCCAACTATTTGATTTAAAGTTGTATTATCTACCCATAAAGTTAAGTTTGTTATATCTCCGTTAGATTCATCTATTTTTTGTACTAATTCATTTACTAACCATATATCTAATGCTTTTCCTTTTGCATCAATAGCATTTGTTTCTATAGCTTCATTCATTCCTCTTGTTTTGTTTACTGTTGCATCTGTTGTAGCTTTATTATATGTTCCTTGAATAAATGTTTTTTCGATAGCTCTTGCTAATTTTCTCATTTTATTTCCTACTTGGAAATCTAATTCGTTTTGTGGATTAGCTTCTTGTCCTGCTATATTAGCTCCTGCTAATGTTCCCATATTACTCATTTTTGCATAACTAATTGCTACTGCATCTTGGAATATTTGAGTAACGTTTGTGTTTTGACTTCTTGTGATATAAGATGGATCTGGTGCTGTTAAAGAAGCTGTTTCTGATATATTTGGTATATCTCCATCTTCACTTGCAAATTCTTGTCCTAATACGAACTCAACTGAATTTGTATATTTTGTTCTTCCACCAATCATTGATAAAAATGGTGTTCTTACATTTCCTTTATTAAATAATAATCCTGAATAGTTTAAAACTCCAAAACTTTGTACTGTTCCGTTTTCTTCTGCCCTAATTAATCTCTCCTTTATTCTTCATTTCTTTGTGCTTCTTGCATTAATCTTGTATAGTATGCCATTTTAGCAAAATCTTGTCTTTTTTGTGCTTCGTCAAACATTTTTCTTATATTTTCTATTTTACTGTCTTTTCCTGCATCATTATCATTTCCTGCAGGTGGAGTTGGTGTTCCTTTTGTTATTTTTTCCTTAAAAGATTTTTCCACATCCGACTTTTGTTTTAACATAGCATTACAGATTATTTCTGCTAATCCTTTTGTTTTTTCAGGATCTTCAGTAACTATATTTCCTAAAATTTCTTTATAGTCATCTTCTTTTATTCCTGCTTTTGCAAAAGTATTTTCTGCATACATTTTACTAATAGTCAAGTTAGCTTTTTGATATTGTTCTTGCATCTTTTTAGCTTGTTCTTTCACTTTTTCATCGTCAGTCATTTTGCTTTCTTTGAAAGCATCATATTCTGCTTTTAATGCATTTAAAGCTTCTTGTTGTGTTTTTGTATTTGCTTTTTCCGCATTATATTTTGTAGTTGGTACAAAATTTTTACCAACCATGGCTTTTATAGCTTCAGCTTTTCCAGCTTCATCTAATTCACCATTTGTTAAAATTTGATTTAACTCTTCTTCGTTCCTAATTCTACTCCTTCTCTCACACTACCGTTTTTACCGTTCGTCAACGTAATTTGTGTGGCTAGTTATTTTCCCCACTAGCAGGATTGTTTTTGTTAATACTTGGATTCTCTTTTCTTTGACCTATTAAACCTTTCTGAGAAATGTCCGTCTTTAATCTTCCATTCCCTTCATCATTTTTTTCAGCTTTCCAAAAATCTTCTCCAAAGTATTTTCTTGCCTTGCTATAAACTTCGTTTGGATCAGAGAATAATCCACAAATTGTAAATGCAACATCTGGTGGCACTTGTGATTGCATCATATTCATTAATCCTTGCGTTTTTACTAACAAGTTGTCTGATTTATTTCTTGTAAATTTAATATCAATATCACTAATTTTTAAATTTTTTATAGCTTCTTTATATTTACATATTTTTAAAATTAATTTCAAAAATTGTCTTTCTGATTTTTTAAAAGAAAGTTCATCTTGTTTTGCTCTTTCATCTGCCATTGTCCATCCTTCACCTAATAAACGTGCTTGTCCTGTATCTCCACCAGAAGGTTTATCATTTAGCCTTGGTACTCCACAAATTGTAAGAATGTTATTATATAAGTCATCTGTAACAATTTTTGTTTCACTATGTAACAGTTGTGATGTAAGCAATTTTACATCTGCAGGTTTACTAGGATCATTCGAGGTTACCTCAATTGCTCCCGCTTCTACTAATGCTTTAAATGTATCTAAATCTACTTCTTGATTTATAAATACTAATAAGCTTTGTACAAATTGGTCTATCCCATCTAAGTCATCAGATTTTATTCTATTTAATGCATTTAATCCCGTTATTACTAATTCAATCAAACCTAATCTTGCTTGATTTAATGGGTATTCTATAATTCTATGTCCTTTTATTGACAATGGATATTCCTTTACTAATACTGTTTGAGTATCATTTATTGGCATTTGCATATCTAGTAATTCAAAATTTCCAAAGCTTTCTTTAAATTCACACATAAAGCTATCTGTATATATAGTTATTATTCTATATTTACTTATAAATTCTACTCCATTTTCAGTTTGTACATTTTCGCTAAAATAACTATAATGCCCACTAAATAACTGTTCACCTTTTATTCCTGAATTATAAACTACAAATGTTCTCCTAGGATCTGGTGTTCTTATTTCAAATGGAGCATCATCCTCATCTTCATCTTTATCAATATCTGTCCATCTATAAGCTGTACCACAAATATATTGCCATTCTGCTAATTCTTTATCTCTGCTTGATTTATCTTCACTCTCCATAAATTTATTAAGTTCAGATATCTCTGGATTCACTTTATCATTACCTTTTTCACCTTTTTGTACATACTGAACAGGTTCCCCATATACATAAGCTTTTTTAAATTCGACAATTTCAAAAGCATGATTTTCTAATACTTGATTGTTTATTTCTGGTCTAACTTTCTTTTGCTTCTGCAAAATTGGTTGTTTACCTTTATAATAATTATACAAATAATCAATCTCATTTGCGTTCTTTTCATGTTCTCTTAACACTTGTGGTAATATTTGTCTTATTTTTTCAGCTGTTAATTCTTCTTTCTTTATTGAATGTGTTAAAACTCTTCTTCCAAAAAACACTTTTTGATTGTCTATTATTGGCGTAACTACTGTTGGACTATCAGTAAGTCTTTGAGCAGTTGTTACATCATTTTCTACGTTTTCTGACCTACTATTCCCTCCATATACCTCTAACAAGGAACGGTAGATACCATTCCTTATCAGATTTGTTGGAGTGAATTAGTTTTAGATACTTCATTCCCTCCACGATTTTTAAATGTATCTATTTCCCACTATTATAAAATAGTTCTCTACTCCCTATATTATATCATCTTCCTCACTATTCTCCAAATCGTGTTGACATAACATTACTTTAGGAGTATCGGGGTGTTCATATTCAAAATTGCTGCATTTCCAAACATAAATAACCCATTGTCCCCATTCATCTTTTTCTTTCGTTATTTCTTTCATCCATTCTTTTTCAAAATTTCCATATCTATATTTAAAGCATTCTTGCCAATGTTTACATTTCCAACATAATTTCTTTTTCTTCCTATTATCCTCCTATATTCCTAATCTCGCTCTGTTTACTGGCTTAGGTTTATTTGGTCTTCCTCTATCTAAAATTATTTCTGTTCTAAATAATGCCATACTATCTGGGGCATCATCGTGCTTATTAGGATAATCGAAACTGTATGTGGTAAAGTTCTTCATAAATCTTCCATAATCTGTATTAGGTTTATATATTTTCTTATCTTTAAACATAACTAATCTTTTTATATCCCATCTCGCATCTCTTATTCTATCTTCTTTTTTTACAGTATTATATTTTTCAGTAATTTCACATAAGAAATATTCTTTTGCTCTTAATTTCTCTTCCAACAAAGCTTTTAACGATGTATCTGTATTATTTTCTACTACAAATTTAGTTACACTGTGTTCTATTATCTTGCTTACAATACCATCATATAACTCATTCATAGCTTTTTTCTGGAATAAACAGTCTACAAAATAATACTTCTCCCCGTCTGCTCTAAATATCGGCATAGAGACATTATCCTTTCCTCTTCTAGCAGGGTCTAATACTGCAAAAGAATACGGCAAACAAGCATCTTCTCCATTTTCTTTTTTAGGCAATTCTTCATAATGCTGTAAATTCTCATCTGCAAATTCTAACCCTGTAGGAGCTATAGGCTCTTGTTGATATACACAACTAAATGAAAATGGATCTGAAGTATCTCTCATTCTTCTTGC